ACGCATAGAGAGGGTTGACATAGAATGCTAGGCTCTAGTGAAGCAGTGGCTCACAAAGCCACAAGGCGAGCCCGACAGGGAAAGCTCGCAAGGTGCTGGCTAGTTGGGATCGCTCTATTCATAGTTAATCTTTGCTTTGTAAAGACTGATTCCGTTTCTAGCCTTACAGATAATCCTAAAGTTATGATTACATTTAAAGAATATGCACGTTTAAAGATAGAAGATAATCAACAATACAAATGCTTAACAAAACTATGGGGTGCTGAAAGCGCCTGGAATGATAAAGCTGTAGGTAACCTAGATGGTAAACAGCAAGTCTATGGTATACCGCAGGGTAAGTCGGAGTACCTTAGTAAAGTAGATGGATATAAGCAGATAGACTGGGGCTTATCATATATAGCAGCACATAGGCTGTATGGTCTAGATGATAGGGGTTATATCAATGCGTGTGCAGCTCTTAATCACTTTAAACTTAAAGGCTGGCATTAATGAGTGAGCGTGCTATTGGTAGTGGCAAGTGGAAAAAATTACGCATCACTATTCTCGACAGAGATGGATGGCAGTGCGCTATCTGTAATAGACCAGCACACACAGTAGATCACATCATACCTAGAGTTAAGGGTGGGGATATGTGGGCACCAGATAACTTGCAATCTATGTGTAAGAGCTGTAATAGCAGTAAAGGTGGCCGTTTTTTTAGCAGCAAGGCGACCCCCCCTGTCTTTCCAGTCTCATCTCTCCCTGAGACGATCCGAACAGTGCCAGACTCACCATTTAATAAACCTGATACGCTTGATTTCGATGCAAAATGATACGGAAGTAAGCCAGATCAAACGAGGGGTCGGGCTAATTGGCAGCACCGAGCCTAGAATCCACACGCCCTTGCTTAAAGGACGCACAAAGTCGCAAGAGGTAGCAGATTTAGCTGAGAAAATTAACTTGCCTTTGATCCCCTGGCAACGCTGGCTGCTTGATGACCTTTTAACTATCGACGATACAGGCAACTTTAAAAAGAAGCTGGGTATAGCGTTGATTTCGAGACAGAATGGCAAGACTCACCTAGCACGTATGCTAATCCTGGCGCATCTATTCTTATGGGACACTAAAAACGTTTTGGGTATGTCCTCAAATCGAAATATGGCACTTGATACATTTAGGCAAGTCGCTTATATGATCGAAGACAATCAATTTTTAAAAGATCAAGTAAAGCAGATACGCCTGGCTAATGGTCAAGAATCTATAACATTATTAAGCGGCGCTAGGTATGAAATAGCCGCAGCGACTAGAGATGCACCCAGAGGTAAGTCCGCTGGATTTTTATATTTAGATGAAATCCGTGAATGGACAGAAGAAGCCTTTACAGCTGCACTACCAGTAACACGTGCAAGACCTAATGCGATGACCTTTATGACAAGTAACGCAGGCGATGGGTTTAGCACTGTGCTTAATGATTTAAGAGAGCGTGCATTATCGTATCCACCTGACACTTTAGGTTATTACGAATGGTCAGCGCCACAGCACTGTAAGATCCACGACAGAAAAGCCTGGGCTATGGCTAACCCTGCACTTGGTTATTTAATTACAGAAGAAACCTTAGAAGAATCTGTAGCGACCAACACAATAGAAGCTACAAGGACTGAGATGTTATGCCAATGGATCGACTCTACTGTCAGCCCCTGGGTGTATGGATCTATTGAAGCGTGTAGCGATAGCACCCTGGAAATACCTGTCGGCCCTCAAACAATTATGGCATTCGATATTGCACCTACTAGAAGATCAGGCGCTTTGGTTATGGGTCAAATGAAAGACGGCAAGATAGCCGTAGGTTTAGCGCAGCTGTGGTATAGCGATATAGCAATAGATGAGATGAAGATGGCAAGCGATATAAATGAGTGGGCACGTAAGTATCATCCGACTACTATTTGCTTTGACAAGTACGCCACCCAGACAGTTGCCACTAAATTAGAATTGTCAGGCTGGAAAATCCAAGACATTAGCGGCCAAAGCTTCTACCAGGCTTGCTCGGATCTTGCAAACGCCCTGGCACAAGGCACAATGGTTCATAGTGGGCAAGCAGACTTAGTACAGCACTTAAATAACTGTGCAGCCAAGACCAGTGATTTTGGTTTCAGAATCATCCGTAGAAAATCAGCTGGAGAAGTCACGGCGGCAATTAGCTTGGCTATGGTGGTTAGCCAATTAACCAAGCCACAACAAACAGCGCAAATCTTTGTCTAACTTGCACTAAATGTCCGACTTATGGTATAAAATACCTATATGGGTTTATTGTCTGCTTTGGGTATAAATAAAAAAACGGAATCTGTCCAAGCGCAATACGCCCCTGCCATTATGGACACAGCCTACGGCTATGGTTCATTTACAACTGGTGTCGGTAATTTCCCTGGTGGATTAGATCGAAACTTTGCTATGCAAGTACCAACAGTAAGCCGTTGCAGAAATCTTATAGCTGGTGTAATTTCATACCTGCCATTAAAACTTTACAAAAAGTCTAATGGTGAGGAGTTGGGGAACCCTCTTTGGCTAGATCAACCAGACTATCGGCAACCAAGATCCGTCACGATAAGTTGGACTGTCGATAGTTTGATTTTCTATAATTGCGCTTATTGGCGTATTACGGAATTGTATGCAGACGATTTGCGACCATCAAGATTCGAATGGATTGCTAATAATCGAGTTACATTTACCACTAATAAATTTGGCACAGAAATAGAAGAATACTTTGTCGATGGTGTAAGAGCGCCTATGTCTGGCATTGGAAGTCTTATTACTTTCCAGGGATTAACTGGCGGCGGAGTTTTGCAAACCGCTGCACGCACAATACAAAGCGCATTAGATTTAGAAAAGGCCGCAGCTATATCTGCACAAACTCCTATGCCAAGTGGTTACATTAAAAACACTGGCGCAGATTTACCAGAACAACAAGTATCAGGATTATTAGCACAATGGAAGCAAAGCCGACAAAACAGATCTACAGCATATTTAACTTCTACTTTATCTTATGAAACTACAGGATTTTCACCAAAGGAAATGGCTTACGTAGAAAGCATCCAATACAGTTCGACACAGGTCGCCAGGGCAATGAACGTACCACCATTTATGGTGAGCAGTGATATGAACAATAGTATGACCTATCAAAACATATTAGATTCTAGGAAAGAGTACGTCTCTTACACTTTGCAACCTTACATTTGTGCAATAGAAGACCGACTATCTATGGATGATATTACCCCACGTGGTCACGTAGTTAAATTTGCTATAGAAGAATCGTTTTTAAGAGCTGACACAATTAAGCGCTTAGAAGCAATAGAAAAAATGTTAGCACTTGGCTTAATCGATGTTGAAGATGCCAAAGAAATGGAACAAATGACACCTAACGGGAGAGAAGTAGAAGATGATACTTACATTCAGTAGCCACATAGAGAGCGCCGACAATGAGCGCAGAGTAATTGCTGGCAAGATCGTGCCATTTGAAGAAGTGGGCAATACCTCAGTAGGTAAAGTGGTCTTTGCTAAAGGCTCAATCGAGATCGGTGATCCAGGCAAGGTCAAGATGCTTATGCAACACAGCCCAGAGCGCCCTATCGGTCGAATGCAAAAATTTAACCAAGCAGAAGATGGCATTTACGCATCATTCAAAATCAGTGCATCAATGCAAGGCCAAGATGCCCTAATACTTGCAGGCGAGCAGTTAATCGATGGTTTATCTGTTGGAGTAGACGTAAACAAGTCAATCCAGAAAAAAGATTATTTATATGTAACAAGTGCAACCCTTAAAGAGGTAAGCCTTGTTGAAAGCCCAGCGTTTAGCGCTGCACAAGTAACTAAAGTTGCTGCTAGTGAAAACGAAGCAGAGGACACAAACCAAACAACAGAAAGCGAGGCTCCTGTGGAAGATTTAGCAACAGCGCCACAAGAAGCAAAGGCAGAGGCTGCTACTCCTACAGTAGAAGCTGCTCGCCCAACAATCACAGCACCATATATTTCTACAAAAGTGCGTACACCTATTCAATCAATGGGTGGATACACAGAGCATAAAATCAAAGCAGCATTAGGCGACGATGACTCAAAGTTATTTATTGCAGCTGCTGATGATTTTGCTAATAACGGATTAGGATTTAATCCAACACAATATCTAACAGAGTTTGTAACTAATACACGCTTTGGTACACCTGCTATTGATGCTTGCAGCCAGGGAACTTTGCCCCCAACTGGTCTTGAACAGTATCCAAGTACAGTGGTATGAATACGCTATCCGTGGAGCTTCTAGAGAGGTCAGGCTATCCTGGATTTTATGAGGAGTTGACAAATCAGCTATCTCTAGCTTATTTGAAGACAATCGATACAACTGTATTAACAGCGTTACTTGCAGCTGGTATGAACGGAACAAATACATCTGCTGATCTAGATGGTATTGTTGCATTTACTACAGAAGGTGCACGTACTATCTACTCAAACACAGGTTACTTTGCACAGAATTACATCGCTAACCCAGCACAATGGGGTGCGTTGATCGGTGCACAAGATACAACAAAGCGACCAGTATTTAACGCCTTGCAACCAATGAACGCAGCAGGCCAAGTTGGCCCACAATCAATCCGTGGTTCAGTATTAGGACTTGATCTATACGTAGACAAGAACTTCTCAGCAACTACATTTGATGATGACTCTGCTGTAATTCTTGCACCAGAAGCATTTACTGTATATCGCTCACCACAGGCTTATATGTCTGTTAACGTAGTATCAAACCTACAAGTACAGGTAGCAATCTACGGATATATGGCAACAATCGCCAAGATGCCTAACGGAATTATCAAGTACAAGAAGACCTGATAAGACCGATCAAACAATCAGTAATCTCTGGGGTTTAGTAGCCCTAGCCCCAGAGAGCTATTAGCAAAGGAGTAGAGATGCCAGCAACGTTTGTTACAACAGCCGAGTTAAGGGCAAATCTTGGTATTGGCTCGCTCTACTCTGATGCGACTGTGGAAGAATGCTGTCAATCGGCAGAAGATTTAATTAGCCAATACTTATGGCATAACGATGCCCCAGTAGTAGGCACAGCATTACAAGATAACGTGGCAACACTTATGCTTTCTAATCCGAACGCATTTGTAACAGGTCAGCAAATAGTAGTAAGCGCTTGTGGTTCAACATTTAATGGCACTTACACAATCACTGGCACAATACCGCCAAGCACAGGCACAACTAGCCTTATCCCAGTATTTATGTATCAATTTGGTCAAATTAATTACCCTAATGGATATTCATTTGTGCAATATGCAAAAACAGCAGCTAATCAAAATTTTCATAAAGTAGTACCTTATGGCAACGCAAGAGGCCCAGAACACAAAACCCAATCTTATGCGAGCACCCCTGCAATACGAGAAGCTGCGATGATAATTGCAGTGGACATCTGGCAAGCAAGACAAGTTAGCCAGACAGGTGGGGTCGGTATGGATGGGATCAGTGCCAGCCCCTATCGGATGGGTTATCAGCTGATTAACCGAGTGCGTGGTCTCATCCAGCCGTATTCAAGTCCTAATTCACTGGTCGGCTAATGGCAGCGATCTCGACCCTACGTGGCACACTAGCAACCGCCCTTACAAACAATGGCGTATGGTCAACCTTTTCATTTCCGCCTGCAACCTTGCTTGCTAATAGCGTTGTAGTAACCCCTAGCGATCCTTACATCGTGCCAAGCAATAACAGCCAGACAAGCATCGCACCCCTGGCTAATTTTAAGATTTTAGTAACCACGCCTGCATTTGACAATCAAGGCAACCTATTAGGCATAGAGAATTTTATTGTGGCAGTAGTAACTAAACTAGCGGCATCAACCCTAGTTTACAACATATCAAGTGTCTCCGCTCCAGCTATAACCAATGCAGCTAGTGGAGATTTATTAAC